AATTATCTACTGTGGATGCGTCTTTCAGTATATATACATTATATAATATACCATCTATAGTTACAGCATTCCTCTAAAATGACTCTTTTATCTCAAATTGATTTTGATCTTTTATGCTATTTATATCTCCAAATTCATTAGGATAACAATATAATATCTTTTGATAATCAGTACTAAAGCTTTCAACAAATTCTTTTGAGTCTTGTAGTACATAATCTAACTGTTTTATATTGTTCTCATCAATAACAAAATTATCTGATACTACACCAAAATAACATTTTTTATTATCTCCGTGATATTCTGGAATATCATATTGTACTTCGTGTCCTAATAACTTTTCTATCATATATAACATCTTTTTAACGTCTTCTAATTTTGTTTCATATTTAGAAGATTCCTATACTAAATCATATATGTAATTAGCACAGGTTAGATTAAGAATTTGGCAATCATCATAATCAATGTTATACTTTACCTATTCTTTCAATCTGCATCCATTTTTATATTCTTCTTTTATCATAGCGCACACATACCATTACAACATTTACACACTTTATTAGGAGATAGGCACTTACTACAATTATGATAATCTATCATACCTAACATTCTACTAAGATCTATGTAATGTTCAATAGCATCTTTAGTAAGATTGTGCTCTAAAGCATACTACAATAACTATGATCTAAAATCACACATCATTATTATATGCTTCTAATGTTTATCTAAACATGTATTACAATATGTAGTAAGTAGATTTACTTTAGCTAAATATAATTCATTCTGATCTATTGCTATAGCTTCATCTCTATTACCCTCTGATGTAAGAACGCTTACTATAAAAGAAGTTTCATTATACTCAGTAATATCAACAATAACGGTATTATCCTAAGTAACAAAGTCAGATATTACATAAGTATGTTTCTCATCTTCATCAGAATACATATTCTTTTGATTTATTATTGAATCTAGATAAATCTTATGTACATTAGCCTTAGCATCTAAAGTTATAGTTATAGTATCGTTCTTTAATGTTGCATTAATTATTTTCATATCTACAAAAAATTAAAAAGGCGAAGCCGAGGATAAACCTCAACCTCGCCTGGGTTTAAATAAAGAAACCGTGTATTATTCTGCTTTACCTGTAATAAATGCCTCAAGAGCCTTAGCGAATACAGAAGTTTTATTAGTAGTATTGTGTTCAATATATACTTCTGTAGTCAACGGAGTGGTCTTAATATACTGATTATCAGGACTCAAATACAGATTATCATTTTCAATAGTAAAGTAATCGTATGTAGAACCTTCTTCAACATTGCGTTTTGGTTCAATTGCAGGATACGCATCTGTGAATACATGACCCTTATAACCCAACATACGTACTTCCATATCACGCACCTGTTTCCAGTAACCTTTACCAGGTTTACCAGCAGTCTTAGTAATAGTTGCACCAGGAACTGCTTCAGGAACATTAGACAATAATGCACCAGGAATAGTAACGTACAGAGAAGCTTCCATAGAAACTACAGAGTATTCATTCAAAGAATTGACTCCTTCATTGTCATCTTTTTCCATTGCAGTTAAAGTTAGCTTATGACTTGCAAATGTAGCACTTACTCTACGATTAGCGTGTTTGTTAATTTTAGCTAAAAGTGCATTTCCCAAATTATCAGCAGTCTCAGTTGAAGCAATTACTTCATAAGTATGAGTAAACTGTCCTGGAGCTTCATATAAGTCTTTATAAACAATGCGTAAAACATATCTGTGACCGATAACAACAGTAGCATTAGTTAAATCAATTTCGATTTTCTCTTGAACTGGTGCAACATAATTACCTTGTACATACGAAGGTTTAGAAGCTTTTTGAATGGCGTTAGAATATTCTACCATTCTCTTTGTTGCAGTAGTACCGTTGGGCAGAGTAATTGTCATATTATCCCCAGCTACACCTACATAAACAGTAGATGCATTTACTGCATTAGTAGCAGTTGTAATTAGTGCTTTATTCTAGTCAAATAAAGCAACGTCCCCTTTAGCCAAAGCATCTACAGTAGTATAGGCTGTAGGGCATTTCTTTCCGATTAATACGGTATCAACGCGTGTAATCATAGTTTATATAAAAATAATTAATTGTTAGACTTAGCGCTAGTCTAGTTTGTCCTTCTACTTTCCTTATTTCAGATTTCCAGGTCAGACAAACGCATTAATTTATTTGTTATTCCATTGAAGCAATTTCGTTGGAATAAGCATTATAGTGCTACATTGGTTTAGTAGCAAGATAAATCTAGATTGCCATTTTCACAATTTCCATATGTGTATGTTCTGGCAAATCTGTATATTCTGTATTAGTAATATTACTTGAATTAATTTCAGATGGTTTAGCTAAGTATGTAATCTCATATTCACTTACTTTATATTTACCGTCTGTGTATAATATTACATTATTATCTTGAATTAACTTTAAAGGTCTAGCTTGACAATATTTTAATTTGTGTTCAGATAGTGAATTACTTAATTGTCTATCTAATGTTTCAATTGTAGATTCTAACGTATCTGTATACTTAACTATATATGCACCTAAATCGTCTTTTTCCCAGCATTCGTTAGGATATTCATCACTCGGCTGTATACCAGCAGTATCTCCAAGTAATAATACATAATCATCTGGTAATTCAACAGAATATGAATTTTTAGTTCCTTTGGATATCTAAGTATTTGAATAGTTTCTTTTACGAATTAAAGTACGCAAATCATCTATACGTTTTTCTGTCTATTCAAATCCTTGAGCTTTAAAGTTAATACCTGAGTATCTTGTTTTATAAAATTTATCAATCGCCTCATTAATGAATGATATAATAGTGTCTGAGGATAGCTTATCCTTAATAACTAAATTAGGATCCATTAACTATAGCCTACGTTCAAACTCGATTTGAAATCCACGATTTGTCATAATCATTCATCTATTTGGTTCAACTGTGATTTAGTCTATATTCTCTTAGACTCAATATCTTCTAATGCTAGTTCTACAGCTCTGTTAATTACTTCAAACTACATATACTCTGGTATTTCACTCATACCTTCAGCTGGTAAGTCTTCTATCTTAGTAGGAAACTTAACATAGGTAATATCTACAGAATAGCTATTACTACTCATAGCTAAGTAATCATAATAGATATATAGAGTATTATCTTCTATTACAGCTACTGGATCTTCTATCCAAGGATTGTTATTGTAAGTCTTCTTGAACTTAGTAGCGTCAGAATGATCTATTAATTTTATAGTAGCTTTGTTACTATTGAAGTTTAACACTGCATCTACAAAGAACATTCTGTCACCATTGAATAAGTTAGTAACATAACATCTATTTGAATTTGTTTCAGTATTAGCAACAACGTTAACATCTGTACGTACTAATTTTTCTAAATCGTGAATACGTTTTACAGATCCTTCAAAGCTAGTCTTTAAGTAGTTATTACCAGTAAACTTATTACTGATTTCTTGGTATAAACCTTGATCTAACCAGTAATCTATTTCTTCTGGTAAGAAAGCAGGACAACCCCCAAAGGCTACGCTTTGAGAGTTCTTGTCCATTGCTACTTTAAAATATGAGTGAAATTGTTCTCTAGTCATTATTTAGATTTTATTTCAGACATAATACTTAAGTAAATATCTTGATTCTTTTTGTCTTTCAAATATGCAATTACATCTTCAAGACCGTTACCAATAAGATCAGTACCAAAGTAATATGATGCTCTGTTCTTACGAATAATATTTTTACTTAAAGCTTCTTCAATTACAAAGTTAATTTCTTTATTAGGATTATCTACCCAAATTCTAATAAATCTTGCTGGATCAGCTTCTACGTTTTCACCAAGTCTAGCTTCAACTAATTCATTAGACATAGTGTCAGCTTTAACTCCAAATAGTCTAAGACATTTGCGCATATCTTCAAGACTCATCTTATCTAATGCTCTATAAGCATCACGTTTAACTTTGTTAGCTTTATTAATTTGTTCTGCTTCAGCTTCTTTATTTATAAGTACATAATCAGTAGATGGAGTTACTTTATCAATGCCATTTGCTACTCTCTTATGTCCTAATAGGAATAAATATTGCAATTCTCCTTCAGGTCTATCAGTATTAATTACTAATTCTTTCTTACCAATCTTAATTGCAAATGTATCCCAAAATGTGCTATCTGGATCTAATTCTCCTTCAGCTTTACCCATTTTCTATTCTAGTTCTCTAGCTTTATCTGCTTTTAAACCAGTGTATCTACTACCAGATCTAGTCCAGTAAGAACTAATAAAATCAAAGCAGTTAGACCATTTAATCAATCCTGTCCAAGGATTTACTTTTGTCATTCTAACGATTACTTCCATAATTATAAAATTAGATTATCAAGTTAGTATTATAGGGGCTCGCTAGCATTCAAGCCCCTAATATTTTTTAACTGAATTACTCAGCCATCATGATCAATTCTCCACATGCACGGGGATCACGTAACATAATACCTACTTCACCCAAGAAGTGTACTGAGTAACCATCCTTAGCGTTAGAACGAACTTCTGTGTTAGAGTGAGCGTAACCAGCGGGAGTTACAGAACCAGCTGTACACCAGTTAACGAATTCACGATCTTTACGAACTACTTTAACAATGTTAGCTTCACCATCACGACGACCCAAATCCAAGAATGTCATACGGTAAGATTCCAACGGTTTCAAAGTAACAGGATGCAACTGACGATTATAAGTAGTATTGTCATACAACGGGAAATACTTCAAAGTCAATTCAATACCATTAGACATTGCGTAAGTCTTAAACTGACCACCGAACTTCAAATTATCACCAGAACCAGTTACGAATACTGTGTCAATCAAGTTCATGTTAGCCATCTTTTCTTTAAGTACACGGTCAAATTCACGCATACCCATTTCACCAGTCAAGGCAACGAACTTACGTTCATTAGTACCCAATACATTGTAAGACAGGTCAAACAAGAAGTCTTCCAACAGTTCAGCTGTCAAACGAGTATAATAACGTCTGTTAGATGGAGCAATCTGTTCCAGCAAACCAGCACCAATAAATGCAGGACGACCATTCTTACCTTTCAGATTACAAGAACCATCTTTGTTTACGTTGTTCTGATTGTATACCAAAGCTCTTTCAAGACGTTTGTACCACTCACGCATTGCAACCCATTCCTGGAATGTAGACCACAAATAAGAAGTTTTACCAGTCTTAGGATCTTTCAAAGCTACTGCCATAACTGTAGAGTAAGCAGAACCTGTGATATCATAAGACAGACGTACTGTAGTCAAATAGTTACGCATCTTGAAGTGAGTATTGTAATTCAGGATATCAGCCTCTTCACTGTATTCTTCATAAGCAGAAGCCAAACGGTTTACTTGGCAACCAGAAGCTAAAACGGCAGGGTCAATATAAGAAGCAGGGCTACCGTTAGATACAAATACTGTATAAACATACAGATTACCATCTTGATACGGAGCATCCTGAATACGTGCTTGACTCTTGTCATCAAATTCGATAGTAGCACCAGGACCAAACCATGCATCTTCCAACCACAAAGTAATAGGAGTATTGCCCAAACCCGGAGTAGAATTTTCACTAATTGCAGCGCCATTCCATTTAGCGTCACGAATTGTAACAGCTCTATCTTGGTCAATCATAACACCCCATTCAAATGAAGGCTGATCAATAGTCATTACATTTCCAAGACCACCTGTCAACATATCAAGAGAAGTACTGTAACCATTATCTTTAGTACCAAATACGTATGACAGGATAGTAGATACCTCATAAGGTCTTTGCTGAGAAGCGAGACTAATCTTATTAGTGTCGATCAAATCAGAAAACCATTTACCTTTGTATAATTGGAGGTTATTAAGAATATTATTATCCATAAAATACT